CAAATGGATGGAGGAACATGAACATCTGACAGAAGAAGGAAAAGCTCTGCTAGATATACCATATTATACAGATAACGATAGTTTTCCACCTCGCTATTATCAACGTATTGCCATCAATAATGTGATACAAGCTGTAGCCAGTGGCAAGCGCCGCATGATGCTCGTTATGGCAACAGGCACTGGTAAGACCTATACGGCATTCCAGATTATTCACCGCCTGCATGCTTCTGGTCAATATAATCGCATACTCTATCTTGCAGACCGTAATATTCTGATAGACCAGACCATGCGTCAGGACTTCAAGCCTTTCAGTAAGTTTATGACGAAGGTTCAGGGCAAAGAAGCTGGCACAAGTGCAGAAATTTACATGAGTCTCTATGGTCAGTGGGTAAGAAACGAGGTAGAACTAAAGGAAGGCAAAACGCATCCTTATCTGGATTACCCCCAAGATTATTTTGACCTTATAGTTGTAGATGAGTGTCATCGAAGTAGTGTTGTTGAGGATAAACAGTATCACCAGATATTGAAACACTTCGACAAGGCCATTCAAATTGGTATGACAGCTACACCCAAGTGTGTGCCTGGCGCAGACAACGAGGAATACTTCAAGGAGATAGTGTTTGAATACTCATTGAAGCAAGGTATTGCCGATGGTTTCCTTGCGCCTTTCCGCGTCACAAAATCATTCATCAATTACGACCTCTCAGGTTATCATCCTGAAGCAGACGAAGTGGATTTGAAAGGCTTCAAGATAGAACCTGACAAGTTTGAGCGTTTTGAATTTGGCAAGATGCTCAATATTATGGAACGCCAGAAAGTAGTAGCCCATCGTATTACGCAGATGATGAAAGTGATAGGAAGAATGACAAAAACTATCGTGTTCTGTCCTACGCAGGAAGAAGCCTTGCTGATGCGTGAACTGCTTATTGGCATGAACCAAGATATGATGAAACGCAATCCAAACTACATTGTCCGCATTACTAGCGATGACCGTGTAGGTAAAACTTTGCTTGATGACTTCATTGACCCATACGCAAAATATCCTGTCATTGCCACTACCAGTGACTTGCTGACTACAGGCGTGGACTGCAAGACTTGCGGACTGATTGTGATAGACAAAGAGGTGGGTAGCGAAACCACCTTCAAGCAGATGATAGGTCGTGGTACGCGTATCTTTGAGAAGAAAGGCAAGATGACTTTCGAGATACTTGACTTTCGCGATGCCACCACCAAATACTTTGATAAGATATTTGATGGCGATGCAGACCAAGAGGAAGATTATGGCACACGCAAAGGCAATGGCAAGGGAGAAGGTGAAGGCAATGGCGGCGGCACACCACCACAACAACAACCTGAACAGCACAAATATTATGTGGAAGGTAAAGAGGCCAAGATTGTACATGAGATGGTACAGATTATTGGCGAGGACGGCAGGACGCTGCGTACAGAGAAACTGACTGACTACACACGTAGAGCCATCAAGAATATGTACCCCACGCTTGATGCATTCAGAGGTGCATGGGCGCAGGCAGATAAAAAGCAGGCCATCATCGACGAAATGAAGGAGCATGATGTGCTGCTGGATGCCGTCATAGAGGAAATGCCTCAGATGAAGGAATATGACTATTTCGACATTATCATCCATCTGGCTTACGACCAGCAGCCCATTACAAGGCGTGAACGTGCAAAGCGAGTAAAAGAGAGTAATTTTCTTGCTGACTATTCAGAAAAAGCACGCCAGATATTGGAGGCACTGATGGATAAGTTTGGCGAGACAGGGGTTACCAACATCGAGAATCCGCTGATACTGAAACTTGATCCTTTTGCACAAATAGCCAAGCGCCCTATGATTCTTAATCGTATCTTCAAGGGACAGGAGGATTACAACAGAGCAGTGAAAGAATTAGAAAAAGAACTATATAAAATAGGATAAACAAATATATGGCAGTAGGAAATTTAGTAAAGCGCATACAACAGAAAATGTGGAAGGATGCCGGTATCAACGGCGATGCTCAGCGCATTGAGCAGATGGTGTGGATGTTCTTCCTGAAGGTGTACGACGCACAGGAATATGAATGGGAGATAGATGCAGAAGACAATGGCGAGGAATATAAGAGTATTATTCCTGAAGACCTGCGTTGGCGCAACTGGGCACCATCAAAAGACGAAGAAGGCAAGATAAAGTCGAAGTTCCTTACAGGACAAGGGCTACTTGATTTTGTAGATGATACGCTGTTCCCTGTTCTTCAAGGCAGAGACAGTAAGGATGGAAAGTATAAGGGCATTCGCATCACTCGCGACTCAAAACGTCATGAAGCCATTGTGCAAGAAGTATTCATGGAAGTAAACCAGTACATGAAGAATGGTGCTCTTCTGCGTGACGTAATAGACATTATCGACGATGTAGATTTGCTCGACAATGAAGAGAGCCACGCTTTTGGCGACATTTATGAGAGTCTGTTGCGTGACTTGCAGTCAGCCGGTAATGCTGGAGAATTCTATACCCCTCGCCCTGTGACAGATTTTGTTATCGAGAAACTTGACCCTCGTTTAGGCGAAAAGATGGGCGATCTTGCCTGTGGTACTTGTGGCTTCGTTGTGTCTGCCCTGGAGCATTTGAGGAAGCAGCGCGAGACAGCTGAGGACGAAGTGAAATTTCAAAACTCTGTGATGGGTCAGGAGTGGAAGCCATTCCCTTACCTGTTGGGAGTAACCAACATTTTGCTTCATGGTATCAAAGAGCCAATGGTTCATCACATGGATTCGCTGAGTCACCCCATGAGCGATTATGAAGAGGATGGAAAGCTGAACACCATCGCCATGAATCCCCCGTTTGGAGGTGCTACAGATGCAGCTACCATTAAAAATTTCAAAGCAGAATATCGAAGTAGCGAAACAGCCGACCTGTTTATGGTGCTGATTATGCAACGCCTTGCAGAGAACGGTCGTGCAGGTGTTGTGTTGCCCGATGGTTTCTTGTTTGGTACTGATGGTCCTAAGTTTGCTATCAAAAAACGTCTGCTGACGGAGTTTAATCTGCATACCATCGTGCGCCTGCCTACCAGCGTATTTGCTCCATATACTTCGATAGCAACCAATATCCTGTTCTTTGATAATGCACCTGCTGAGGATGCACCTGAGGGCTATGCCACTAAAGAAACATGGTTCTATCGTCTGGATATGCCTGAGGGCTACAAGCATTTCTCTAAAACCAAGCGCATTCTGCCAGAGCACTTTAATCCTGTACGTGAGTGGTGGAATAATCGTTGCGAGTTAGAGGATGGTGCAAAGTCGCGCTCCTTTACTCCACAGGAGTTGATAGAGGATTTGCAGTGCAACTTTGACCAGTGTAAGTTCCCCAAGGAGGAAGAGGACATCTTAGCACCTGGCGACCTGATTACCAACTATAAGTTGCGCCGTAAAGAGCTTGACATCAAGATAGATCGTTGTCTTGCTAGGATAGAAAGTATGTTGGGCATTAAAACGGAAGAGCTATGACTGCAAAACAACTGACAGACAGCATTCTTCAGATGGCCATACAGGGCAAACTTGTGCCGCAAGACCCCAACGATGAGCCTGCAAGTGTACTCTTTGAAAGAATTAGGGAAGAAAAGTACAAGTTGGTACAAGAAGGTGTATTAAAGAAAAGAGACCTAACAGAAACTTCCATTGAAGAAGTCCCTTATTTTATACCAGAGAGTTGGATTTGGGTGCGACTTGAAAATATCACTACATATATAAGTAGAGGTAAATCCCCTATTTATTCTGAGACTAAGAAATATCCCGTCGTAGCTCAAAAATGTAATCAGTGGTCTGGGTTTTCTTTGGAGAAAGCAAAGTTTATTGACCCTAAAACAGTTGATAAATATGCCGAAGAAAGAATACTTCAAGATGGTGATTTACTATGGAATTCTACAGGACTTGGAACCTTAGGTAGAATGGCTATCTATGATAGCAGTGTAAATGAATATGGGTGGGCTGTCGCAGATAGTCATGTTACTGTGATAAGAACTCGCCCTGATTTTGCATACTACAAATACCTTTATTACTATTTTGCCTCTCCAGAGGTTCAACGTGTAATAGAGGATAAATCAGACGGTAGTACCAAACAAAAGGAATTGGCACAGGAAACCGTAAAGAAATACGAGATACCTCTGCCTCCTCTTGCAGAGCAACATCGCATTGTGGAACGGATTGAAGAAATTCTTCCTTTCGTGAAAGAATATGGCGAGGCTTACGAAGAAGCATCGAAGATGGATGCTGAATTGCCGGATAAGCTAAAAAAGAGCATTCTGCAAGAGGCTATCATAGGTAAACTTGGTACACAAGACCCCAACGATGAGCCTGCAAAATGTCTTTTGGAAGATATTAGAGCAGAAAAACAAAAACTTGTCAAAGAAGGTGTGCTTAAAAAGAAAGACATTGAAGAAACTCCCATTGAAGAGAATGAGATACCTTTCAAGATACCTGAGAGTTGGGAGTGGGTAAGGCACAATGAGTTATTTGACATATCTGGAGGTTCTCAACCACCTAAGAGTGATTTTTCTCTTGAAGAAAAGGAAGGTTACATTCGTTTATATCAGATTCGTGATTACGGAGAAAAACCGTCTCCTGTATATATTC